CGGGCGCGGAAAAGCCGATGGAAAGCGCTTGACCTGCTTCGCTGATCGTCGCGCCGAAGCGCTTGATCTTACCCAACGAGGCGTTGACTTTCTTGTCGAAGTCGTCGGTGCTGGCTCCGATTCGAACAATTAGATTGCTTAGGACAGGCACCTATCGTCTCCCGTTTTTCTTCGCTGCTTTCTCAGACTCTCGGTGCTTCAACTCCAGGTAGGCGGCCCACTCGGTGAACTCGCTGCTGCTCATCTCCCGCAGCAGCCGCCCAACTGTCATGTGTAGTATCTCGGCGAGGGCGAAGGCGAATCGCCGCTCGCCCGTCAGTTTTTTTCCGCTGCTTCTGCCGGTTCCGCGCCAAGGCCCGAGATGCGGCAGATTTCAGTTACAACGCGGTCGATCACGGCGCCAGGCATATTGACAATGGCGTCGTGATGCGCTGCTTCAAAGATCGGCTTGCCGGTTGCCGGGTCAAACGTCGAGGCAATCACCAGCCGCGCCATGGCGACCGCTGGCCACTTCTTCGCGTCTTCGCCGAACTTCAGGCGCTGCTCCACTGTCATCTCGCGGATGCCGATTTTTGCATCCCACTCGGGCACGTCCAGCGTTTCTTGCTTCAGTGAGACGGCCAGGATTTTATCTGCTAATTTCATGTGTTTACGTAATCCAAAACGCCATGGACAGAAAAGCTGACGTTCTCTTTGATCGTCTCATTTTCGCCAGTGTTTACGCTCATGCTATTTTGCACCGCGCCAAACATCCACCGCACGCCGCCCGCGTAATCGGCGTAGCAGTTGATGACGTAGTAGCTCGTGGCGCTGGTGTGGAAGTAATTGTCGTTGTAGAAGCGCGCGAACGTGCAGGTCGCATCGCCGCCAACGCGAGCCCTAGACTTCCAGGAGTCGCCGAACACCTGCACTTCTTCGAGTACCGGCTGCACGTCGAGCGTCCAGTCCGTCGCCTGCGCGACCTTGGATAGCGTCAAGAACTCGCCGGTGACCGTCACCGTGCCCGCCGGCGCAGCCTGCAAATAGATCTTGCCGCTGCCGTAGGCTACTTGGTATCGGCTCGACGGAATCGGCGTGGATCCGTCGAGAACCGTCAGCGATGCGTTGGGGTTGATCGCCCTGCGGGCGGCGTCCGTGATCTGGTACACGTTGCCGCCCAGGCTGGTCGTGGCTTCGCCGGTCATGGCCGTGCCGCTGCCGGTGGCGAGGTAGATATCTGCGTTGCGGCCTGCGAGAACTGCCATGGTCGCTCCTTAGGTGTAGCTGAGTGCGCCGCTGCCGGTGAAGGTGTAGCTGACCGTGACTAGGCCGTTTTCACTGGCATTCAGCGCGGCCTGCACGAAAGCCGTGCCGCTGTAGTAGTTCGTGCCGTCAATGTAGAATCGCGCCGCAACGGTCGTTCCGCCCAAGAAGGCCGTGTTCAAAGCAACGTGGCCATTCGTGTCGGTGTCGTCGAAGCGGCCCGACGCGGTCCCGCTCCATTCCTTGATGGTAGCGGTCCGCTCCTTCCAAGTGTCGCCGAAGGACTGGGTCTCTTCGAGGCCCGTCGATACGTCGAGTGTCCAGGTATCCAGCTCGGCCACCGTGTTAGTGCTGATTTTGAAACTGCCAGCGTTTCCTGCGAGAACTGCCATTGTATCCTCCTAGTCGTAATCGTGAATGAAGTCGAACTCTAAAATCACCGCATAGAGTTTTTCGTTGGTCTCGAGCGTTTCCTCGTACTCAATCCGCCGCCCGTTGAGATGCGTGCTTCTCACCGTCAGCCCGCTCGCCGCAGTGATCGCGGCCTGCTGATTAATCACGGCATCATAGACCGTGTCGCCAAGATCCTCGGCGGCTTTGCTGTTGCCGGTCGCCATGCAGTAGATATTCACCGGGCGCCGCGTGGCCGTCGGCGCTGCGCCGATGGAGTGGAATGGGATATCGTCAATGGCCTCAATCACCAGTGCCGGATACTTGGTTGCGCGGGCCTGCTCGGCGTGGATGTCGTAGACTCGATTCCCGACAAGCGACGAGATAGTCGGCTCGGCCTGCGTGTAGCGGTAGAGGGCTTGGTAAATTCTCACGCGGCACGCCCCAGTGCGTCGAAGGCGGCTTTTACGCGAGTTTCCAGCAGCTTTTTAATGGAGCGCCGCTTGGCCTTCACGGCGTCGGCAAGAAACGGATTCGGGCGGCTGCCTGGGTGAAAGACTTTCGTGCGGACTTGGTCGCCGACGCGGGAGAGCCAGGCGAAGGCGCGGCCTGCGATCTTGAGCAGCCGCTTGTTGCTACTTTTGCCGCGGATCCAGTGCGGCTTCGTGCCGTCGTGGACCATGTGCGCGTGCGGGGCGTCCTTCTGGAAGGTAAAGGTGAACGCCTGCATGAAGGTCTTGTATTTGCGGCCCTTCGCGGCCTTGATCGCTTTCTTGAGGTCGCCGGGCGGCCTGTCCGCTCCGAACCGCTTGGTGGTGTAGGGCGCAATCGGCGCACGCCGCGCGGCCTCGCCCCGGATCTCGCGGGCGGCTTCAAGCAAGGCCTCTTCGATGTCTTGGCCCGCTGCGGTCTCCATGACACGCTTCATTTGGCCGACAAGCTCGTCCATGCCCTTCACGCTGATTCCAAGGCTGCGCCGGGACGGCATTAGATCAGCACCTCGACCGCTTGCATCGTCAGCATCTCGTCGCGTTCGTCCGGGTTCAGGATCGACTTGATGTCGAAGTAGCGCGTGGCTTTTGTCTTCTGGTCCACGTACTTGACTCGCATGGCTGGCGTCAACCCGATCACAAACCGGAGCCGGATCGTGTGGGTCAAGTCCGCCACGACCTGCCGCGCGGCGAAGAACTCGCGCCCGTTTCCGGTCTCGATGGAGGCCCAGCACTGATGGACGCTCGTCCACGTCTCCGTGCGGTCGCCGTTGGCATCGACGGCGATGGTGTTGGCCTCGATGTCGATTAGGTGCCGCAGTGCCCCGGCTCTCATATGAACACTCTCCACGGGGCGATGAGTGCAGACGCGGCCAGCGGTAGCTCGGCCTCGTCCACAGCGGCCGCAGTGCCAACGACAACGGCCTCGCGGTGCTCGTAGAAGTGCGACGCGAGCATTCGGATGGCCTGCCGAATCGGCGTCGGCACGCTGGCTTGGTTGGCCCAGCCGCAGGTAAATTCGATCTCGATGGGGTCGGTGTTCCGAAGCGTCTCCGTGGGCCAGTCTTTCTGGTATTCCAGGACGATCTGGCCCGGTGTTCTTGCAGTGGAGACTCCGTAGTTACTGCTGGCAAATGTGTGCTGAACGCCGCTGGAGTCGGTGTACTTGACGTAAGCCACCGACACCAGCGGCGAGTAGGGTATGGTGATGACGCCGGTATCCGGGAAGTAGTCCAGATACATACGCCAGGTCTGTTGCGCAAATCGACGATTGCTCACCACCTCCAGATGGTTGGTCGCCGCCTGGACGTACGGGGACAACTGCTCGACCGGCTGACCTATGGCGCGGGAGTGCGCTTCAAAGTCAGAGTCGGACAGCGCCCAGAACGTCGGCGGCGTCACCAACTGGAGGCGGTGCTCAATCATTAGTCGATCTCAGTAGCAGTAGCCGAGCCGCCGAACCGCGGGCCGGCAAGGGCGATGGCAATACCGCCCAGAACCGGCGAGTCGACGACCTCGACAGCTTTCAGCCGCACGTACGAATAGCCAGCGTTGGCCAGCTCCTCGGCGTGCACCTGGATGGCGTACATCTGCGAGGCGCCGGCGGTGGTCGTAAAACCAGCCGCAGTGCGGGCCGTCATCGCGCCCTGCACGTCGGTCGACGTGATGGACTTCGAATAGAACGGCACGGCGGTCGTGTTGGTCGGGACGATGTCGTCACAGGCCTCGACCGTAATGGTCGAGGTTCCGGTGGCACCAGCGCCCTTGTGGACCAAGAACAGGGCACTGTCGAAGTTGCCGAGCGAAACGATGTCGCTCGCTACCGTTCCGCTGAACGCATCGGCCACTGGATCGAGGCCTTTGACGAAGTGGAGGTTGTTTAAAAGTTCGTACGGGATCATATTGGTTCCTCCTTGTTAGGCGCGAGCGTCGACCGTGACAAACGGCGACAAAGTGTTAGAGCCCTTGAACGGCGTGATCGGCTGCTTCACGCTGCTCTGACCGTTGACGTCGATGGACCATTTGAAGGTCATCTCGTCGTAAATGAACCGGACGTGCATAGACTGCGCAGCGCGTAGACCGCCCTGCGTGATGACGACGTACTTGCTAAGATTGGCCAGCACCACGTCGCCCTTGTCGCCGAGGGTTTCGGCCTGTTCGACGGGAATGACGGGGAAGCCGAGGAACGTGCCGTACTGGATCGAGCCAGCCACGCTGTTGTTGGGCAGAAACACCGGCTGTTGGCCCACGGTGAGCAGCGGGAACTGGCCGATGGTGTCGGGGTTGCAGAGCCACACGATGCGGTCGCCCGGCTCGCGGTAGAGGCGGGACAGCATCGAGGTAGCGTTCTCGATGACGAAGGTGTCGGCGGCCTGGCCGGTCTTTTTGGCGACCGACACCATCAGGGCGCCGCCGTAGTTTTGGACGCTGAAGCCAAGGGGCTTGCCCACGCCGTCGCCGCGCCAAATGGCGTCGTCGAGTTTGAACGCGATTTCGGACGCAAAGGCATTCTCAAACACCGTCGCCATGGCGGGAGCGTTGCGCAGCAGTCGCTCGGTCGCATAGGCCAAGCACTTCAGGCTTTCGAGCCGAATCTCGTGGCGAGACAGCTTCGGTTTGGTGGCGGTCGGCGCGTCAGCTTCGCCCGTCCAGTAGGCCTGCACGCCACCCCAGCGAGATCCGTTGGCGCGGCTCGTCTCGTCGATGTACGGCAGCTCAAGCGAGTCGCTGCCTTCGCCGATCGGGATATTGGTGCAGAGCGGGAAGATCCGCGCCGTTTCGCGGGCTTTAAGCAGGAGCGCCGTCGAGAACTCGGTGCCGATGGCGAAGCCACCGTCAGCGGGGACCGCAGCCGACGCGCCCGAGGCCGTCAGGTTCTGCCCAAACAGTCGCTTATCGATCTGACCGCCGAGCCCCTGGAAGGCTCCGCGCGGGCTCTGCGCGTACGCAATAGCCGCCAGCTGCTCGCCAACGGACTCGAACGGGCGGGCCGCTTCGTTGTCGCTCGTCACGCGGGCCGGTTCCCGAGTCACATTTGCTTTGGCGCGGGCTTCAAGAGCCTCGACCGCAGCCAACTGCTCGCGCACGGCCTTTAGTTCGGATTCTTTGCTGTCGACCGCCTGCAGATGCGCCACCGGATCGGCGGCACCGCTGGAAGCGGCGAGAACCGCGCTGTACTCGGTTTCGAGCGCGGACACTTGAGCAAGTAGCTCTCGTTTCGTCATTCGTTCCCCCTATTTGCCCAGCACCCGCCAGCGCCGCATCCGCAGCGCCAGTTCGTACTCGGCTCTTTGCTGGTCCGCGCTCGGCGCGGCCGTCAAACTCGTCGATAAGATCTTGGCATTCGGGTCCGCGCCGATGGGCACGACCGAGATTTCGTAAGGCTTCCACTTCTTGGCCAGGTACTGCTTCACATCGGCGCCGGGCCGGGACTCCACCACCAACTCGCCGATCTGGACGCCCATGCTTACGTTGCGAAGGATGCCGTCCTGGATGTCCTGCCACAGACCGTTCACGTCTTCCCGATTTGAAAACCTCAGCACGGCTCGAAACCCATCGTCTGCGCGGCGGGCGGACTCGACCACGCCGATCACGTACTCGGTTTCGTCGATCTGGTGGCCGTCAAGAACCGGCGCACCAGCAGACAGCGCGGACAGGTCGGCGCCGTCCATGTCGAAGCGCAGCTTCCAGCTTTCGCCCGTGAAGAAGTCGAACCGCTCGACCGTGGCCCCTGAATAAAACAACACCTCGCGGCGCCGCGGGCCTTCGGCCTTCGGCTCTTCGTCGTCGTCCTCCGGCGTCGGCATCGGCGCGAGTAGCTGGCCGGCCAGTTGAAATTTCAGGTCTTCGATCACTGCCTCACCCCCGCTTGGTCAACCGGTATCATCGCGCCCTGCACCAGATACTTTTCGCCGCCGTCGTACGGATTCAGGTTTTCCTTCGCGCGGATCTCGTTCGCGTTCAGGACGCCGATGTTCCGCATCGCGCTGTAGAACGTCGCGCGGCTCGCCGCGTCTCCGCGTAGCAGCGCGTCCATGTTGAACTCGGCGTAGTAGGTCTCGGCCTCGCGCGGACCGAACAACTGCATATTGATGCGCTTCTCGATACGTGCCAGCCATGGCCGGATCGTGTGGGTCGCGAAGTCGATGCCTTGATGCTCGATGTTGTTGTTCGTCGAGCGCGTCAGATCCTGAATCATGTGCGGCGGCACGCGGAAGATGGAGCAGATATCGGCCTTCTGGTACTGCCTCAGCTCCAAGAACTGCATATCCCGGTGATTGATCGAGACCGATCGTATTTCCGCGCCCTGCTCCAGAACGCCAATTTTGCCTGCGTTGCGAACGCCGCCGAAATTGGACATGAGCCACGTCTGCAGGTTGTTGCGGGCTTCGTTCGATAGCGCCTGCGGGACCGTGAGATACGAAGGTGGCGTGGCGTTGTTGCGGAAGAAGTTCGCCCCGTAGCCTTCGGCGTCCTGCGTCATGCCCAGCGCCTGCGCCATGTACGAAACAGGCGAATGGCCGGTGAGGTTGTCTTCGCCGTCATAGCCGAGGCCGGGGATGTGCAGGATGTCAGACGCGGTGTACATCTGGTTGCTGTAGGTGTACACGAGAACGCCCGTCTCCGGGTCGCGCGCCACGCGCATTCCGGTTGGCGAGAGCGGCACCAGGCGCACGACGTCGCCGCGCATGTTGGTGACGATGCGGGCGTAGAAGTTGCCGTGGAGGCAGAGGCACTTCGCGGCAAGCTCCCAGAACTCGAAGGCGCTCATGTCGTCATTCGGTGCGTCGTGCAGCAGGTAGTACAGCGGGTGATTCCGGTCAAGTTGCCGCCCGTCAGCCGTGCGCCGGAACACGCCACAGGGCAAAGAGCCGATGCTCTCAGCGATCACGCGCACGCAGGCCCACACAGCGGTGATACGCATGGCCGAGTCCGTGGAGACAAACCACTTCGACCCGTTGATCGGCTTAAACCAGAAGTCGCTATCTGGCGGCGGGGTGGCTCCGAGTTTTACCATCAGTCGGCCGAAGGCATTCATGCGGTATCACGAAACTTTCGAGTCGTGCTAACAGCGTAGCACGAATTTTGTCAACGGTGATACGGGTGTTTTTTTGGGGCGTTCGCGAAAAAAAGTGAAAATTGGTATTGCATGCCATAAGCGATTGTGGCATGATGGTTGTATGAACGATACACAAATCATCAACATCGTGATCGCTGGACAACAGGCAATCATTTCTGGCGTGCGTAAAGAAAACACGCTTTTCACCTTCGGTAGCGTCGAGTCGCAAGTGGCGAAAAATAATGCCGATCTCGCCAAATGGAATTCGCCGATTCCGCAAACAAGCGTTGAATCCGCGCTGAATCGTGCAATCAAGCTGGGCCATGAGATCGCTTGGGCTATCCCGGAAGCTTGCTGCCTTGTGGACACTGCAACATATCCGACCTATTACGCTGATCGGCAGGCAAAAATTGACGCGGCGTTAAGGCTCTCTGTTGGCGATGTCGTTCTGCTTGAAGGCAGACTGTATCGCTTGGCCAGCGCTTCAAATTGCAATGTCGCACTGATCCCAGTGGCCGCGTAAGCGGTTCACTGGGATGTTCATAACAGGGAAACACCAATGAGTGCAAAATTGATTTTCAGCGCCGCCGCAGCCCTAGGCAAAAAGGGCGGCAAAGCAAAAGTCGCCAAGGGGTTCAGTAAAATGGACCCCGAACGGCGTTCGGCAATCGCCAAGGCGGCGGCGGCGAAGCGGTGGGCGTCGGCCAAACCTACCAACTGATCGTCAGCGGCGTCATGTCCTCGTACACGCTGCGCTCCGCCCGCACGTCCTGGACGCAGATGCCGGTCGCCATGACAGCCGCGATGACGAGGTCGTTGCGGCTGCTTTCGCGCCGTCGGTCGGAGTGAATCGGCTTGATATTGCCCGCCGGGTCGGTCGCAACTTCGGTGCAGTCTACGCACCAGCGAAACAGTGGGTTGCCGTCGTGCACGAGGTTGCGCTCGTGGATCAAGGTTTCGAAGCGTTTGCTGGCCGGCGACATACTGCCGTAGCCCTGGCCGAACTCAACCACCTTGATCCCGGCGTCCATCAACTGCTGTGCGGTGTCGCGGGCTCCCCATCGGTCGTAGGCAATGGCCCTGATATTAAACACTCGCGCCAGGTCCGTGATATGCGCGACAACGTGCCGCCAATCGACCACGTTCCCCGGCGTCAGCCGCACGTGCCCGTCGTCGGCCCAGAGGTCGTAGCGCACGCCGTCAGACAGCGATTTATCCCGCGCGGCCTGCTCGGGGATGTAGCCCCATGCTCGATAATAGACCTTGCCCTGGTACGGCCAGCACAAGGCGAAGGCCGTGAGGTCGCGGACGCTGGCGAGGTCAAGGCCACCGAAACACGGCACGCCGGTCAGGTCCGGGAACTCGTCGCGGCAGGCGTCCCAGTCGCGAATCGGGATCCACTGCGAGTTGGCGCTGGTCCACTGGTTCAGGTACAGGCGCCGAAACGTGTTCTGGCGCTCCGGGCGGGCCAAGGCCTGCCGGAACTCCTCCTCGTAGTCACTCAGTTCGTGCAGGTGGCCCAGCGACGGCAGCGCCAGCGGCCAGAGCGTTTGGTCGGTCCAATCGGCGTCGGCGGGCACTTCGTAGATCAACGGAAAGTAGCTGTCGTCCTTGACGTCGCCGCCCAAGACGCGCTTGGCGTAGCTGTACTCGCGATAGCAGATGGACTCCTGCGAGCAGCCAGCCGTGGTGATGGTCACCCAGAGCGGGTTGCGGCGCGACTTGCTGCCGGTCGTCAGGGCGTCGTACAGCTCCTCTTCGGCGCGGCCCCAGGCGTGCAACTCGTCGAATACCACCAGGCTCGGGTTGTACCCGTGCTTGCCCGCGCCGTCTGAGGACAGTGCGCGGATAATCGAGCCGGATTCCTTGTGGCGAATCAGTTTCCGGCTTTCGGTAACTTGGACAAGCTCTGATAGCTCGGCAGATCCGCGGATCATGGAGGCGACGGCGTCGAAGCAGATGCTGGCCTGGTCGCGGTCTTTCGCGGCCATGTAGATTTCCTGGTTTGGCTCCGGCGACAGGAAAAACTCGGCGATCACCAGCGCGGCGACCGTCTGCGTTTTCGCTTGCTTGCGCCCCATACTGCAGTATGCCTTCCGGTACACGCGGCGGCCGTCGGCGCGTTTCCAGCCCAGCAGGTTGGCTATCAGCTTGCGGCTGTGCGGCAGGAGCACGAAGGGCTCGGGGCCGCCGCTCTTGGTTGACTTCGTGAGCGTTAGCGACTCGATGACGGCCTCGGCCATGGTCACCGCGTCCTGGTCGAACCAGATATCAGGCTTTGCGCTTGGCAAGTTCCAGTACCTGCGACAACTTCGACTTTACGGGGGCTTTCGCCACGTCGCGGAGGCCCGCCCGCGAACGTGCGCGTGGGCCCATGAGTAGATGGCCGCGCAGCTCGTCCATTTGCCGGGTAATCGCAAGCCAAAGCCGGTCGTCTGCCGCTGAGTCGCGGCGGACTGTCGCCGTGGCGAGGTCGGCGTACTGCGACGAGTCGATCTGGCGGATCGAAACGCCAGCAGCGCGGTTCTCGGCGACCAGTCGCTCAAATACTTTACGCTCTTTGGCGTTGAGGCCGGGCGGGGGCGTGATGTCTTCTTGGATAAATTCGACGGGCTTGGCGTTTTCGATTCGCGGTTGCGGTCCTCGGAGTCCCATAAGCTTAACTGATAGTAGGCTACCACAACGCCGAAACGGCCTGTCAATTTGCTGTGGAAAGCCTGTGGAAAAGTGCCTGTCGGTACTAATGGTTTCCCGAGGGTACCTGTGGAAAAGCTGTGGAAAACTGGCCGCGGCAAACTGGCAAAACCGCCTGTTTCGTGC